CCACTTTGCTGGATCACAGATACTACAAGTTGGTCCATTCCAGCAGATCATCACAGGCTTATGGAACGGCACAGCAATTACTCGTGACGTAGCAGGTTCAGGATCACTCACAGGTGCTTGGAAGCATGTGGTTAGAACTTATGACGGCACCACTCTAAAGGGATACCTCAACAGTGCCAATGGTGGAGGCGGCGTCGCAATGACATTTGACAGTCCTGGTGATGATGGCGAGAGTGATTGGTATCTAGCATTTGGTGCAGAAGACCTTACAACATATTCAGGATCTACAGCAGGATTTTTGAGTGGTAGAGTTGGTATAATGAGAGTGTACGATCGTGCTCTAAGTGGAGCAGAAGTTACTTCAAATTACAACGATGCTAAGAGCATCTACGGGTTATAAATTTCATGACAGAATTAATCTTTACCCTTGTGGCAACACATATTACCATTGCCTGCGTAACCTTGTTTTTACACCGCAGTCAAGCACATAAATCAGTGAGTTTTCATCCTGTACTAAGTCATATGATGCGGTTTTGGCTCTGGCTTACCACGGGCATGGTCACTAAGCAGTGGGTAGCAGTACACCGCAAACATCACAGAGATACAGATGTTGAGGGCGACCCACACAGCCCTGTGATTGCTGGACTGCACACAGTACTGTTCAAAGGTGCATGGCTTTACCATCTTGCCAGCAAAAACTTTGCCATGGTCGAAGCATACGGTGTAGGTACACCCGACGATTGGATGGAACGCAATGTATATTCAAAACACAGTCGTGTGGGTATTCTTTTGATGCTGGCCATAGATCTTGCTTTGTTTGGACCATGGGGACTAGCAGTGTGGGCAGTTCAGATGATTTGGATACCATTAACCGCGGCAGGCATAATCAACGGATTAGGACATTACTATGGCTATCGTAATTTTGATACCGATGATAGAAGCACCAATATCATACCGTGGGGAATAGTGATTGGTGGAGAAGAATTGCACAACAATCACCACAAGAGTCCAGCCAGTGCTAAACTAAGCGCACGAATGTTTGAGTTTGATATTGGTTGGTTGTATATCAAAATTTTTAGCCTAATAGGCTTGGCAACTGTACGATAATACTGTATAATAACTGAATGTTAGATACTATCCAGCAATCTGTTTTGCAGTTACTTCCTATACGTCGTAAAAGCACACAGTCTGGTTGGATATCCTTTAACGCAGTATGTTGTTCACACAACGGAGAAACACCAGATCGTAAAGGTAGGGGAGGGATCAAGACCAACGATGGCGCCGTATCTTATCATTGTTTTAACTGCGGCTACACTGCTAGTTTTGTTCCGGGTAGACATCTAAGTTTCAAGTTCAGGAAACTGTTAGCCTGGTTAGGTGCAGATGATCTTACAATAAGGCATTTGGTAATTGATGCTGTAAGGCTTAAGGAATTAGTAGCACCAGAACAACTTGAAGAAACTCCACAAGAAGAAATCAAGTTTGACCAGAGAGAACTACCCGACGGGTCAACGAGTCTAACATCGTGGATGACCCGGATGATTCAAGATGACCATTGCTTGATTCCCTCCCAACTCACACGTGGTGTTGAGTACTTGGCCAGCAGGAGCATAGACACAGCTCGATATGAGTTTTACTTTACAGACAGCAAAAGTTACAACTATCATCGTAGAATTATAATACCATATTACTACGAAGGCAAAATGGTAGGCAGTAGTGCAAGAGCATTGGATGATAGCGTAAAACCCAAGTACTGGAGTAACCATCCAGCAGACTATGTGTTTAACTTGGACAAGCAACACAAAGATTCCAAGTTTGTTATTGTGGTAGAAGGACCTTTTGATGCTATGGCTGTAGATGGAGTAAGTATACAAGGCAGTGAGATAAGTGATACACAAGCAGAACTGATAGACAGACTACAGCGTGAAGTGATAGTTGTTCCGGACACAGATTCAGCAGGGCGCAAACTGGTAGACCGTGCTATAGAACTTGGATGGACAGTAAGTTATCCTGTATGGCAAGAAACTTGCAAAGACCTAAACGAAGCAGTAGTCAAGTACGGTAAATTGTTTGTATTGAAAAGCATACTGGAGGCAAGGGAAACAAGCCGTTTGAAGATTGAATTGAAGAAGAAGAAACTTTACAGTTAATGGATCCTAAGAAAAAATTTTATTTGTTTAAACAATCCGAAACTTTCTGCGCTGTTCCGTGGAATCATATTAAAGTGGAGATGGACGGCAGAATTGTTACGTGTGTAAATGGCCAACACGAATTAGGCCATTTAAAAAACAACAGTATTGAAGAAATTGTAAACGATTGGCCTGCACAATTTGTTAGAGATAGCGTCTATAAAGAGCAATCTAATTATAACTGTAGTACTTGTACCTTACAAGAAAACGACACAGGGTATAAATTCTTACGTGATTTATATAATCCCATGTTTAAGCATGCTGACATAGACTATTCAGACAAGACAGCATTTCAATTGAACGCTATTGATTTACACTGGAGTAGTACTTGCAATTTGAAATGTGTTACATGCTGGGCAAAACAAAGCAGTGCAATTGCGCAAGAGCAAGGAGAACCAATTCAGCATACACCAGATGAACAGGCTGATACAATTATTAATTTAATAGTAAGTAGGCAACAGCACATGAAAGAAATCTATCTCAGTGGTGGTGAGCCTACACTTATCAAACACAACGTGCGGTTGCTGAAACAACTAGACAAGTCAATTGACTGCACTTTTAGAGTAAACACAAACATGATGTTTGAACAGAATAATCCTGTGATCACAGAACTGTTAAAGTTTAAAAATGTGTTAATAACCATAAGTGCTGACACAACAGGTAGTAGATTTGAATATATTAGGCGAGAAGCAAATTGGCACAAGTTCCTAAATAATTTACAGTTCCTTAAAGATACACATTTTGACATTAGGGTGAATTCTGTATTTTTTGTAGCCAGCGCACTATATTTGACAGACACACAAAAATTCTTTCATGATGGATACGGTATAACTGATTTTACAATCAATCAAGTTACTATGGGACACACAAATATACAATGTCGCAATTTGTCGCAGGATCTTAAAGACAAGTGTGCAGAAAAAATAATTAAGCACAAAAATAATTTTCCTTGTAATCAAAACTTAATCGGACAGTTAGATAACTGTTTAGGGGAATTACAAAAGCCTAAAGAAGAAGATTACGAACCGTTTTTTGAGTCGTTCGCAGATCGAGTTGATGTAGACTGGCGAGGTATTTTTACAGAACTATGAATGCATTGTTATTAGGATGTGGCTCCAAATGGGGGCTAACTGTACAACAGCAATTACTAGCCAAAGACTGGACCGTGTATAGTTTGTCAAGTACAGAGCAAACAGAACAAGATAATTTACACCAGCACATCATTGATTGGAATACAGTCAATCAAAGTACCGTAGAAAAGTTTTTAAGATCGTTACCGGAACTTGACTTTGTGCTGTTTAATCAAAACGGCTCTGCACTAAGTTATGCTAACTTTGATCAACAAGTTCCTATAATAGATACGTGGAGACTAGAAAAGAATTGGCAACAGCAGTATTTTGTTAGCGTAATACTTCCATATCACATAATTAAAACTGTATCATTAAATAAAGACTCTAGAGCGGCTTGGATGTTGTCCACGTTTGTGTACCAACACACAAATATTGACCATGCAGACTACATTGGCAATAAGTATCAGAACTATTTGATAATGAAGAACTTTAGTAGAACAGGCGATGCTTGTTTTTGCGGGATAAATCCAATGGAACTCGATCAAAATCAAACCAGCACAGGCGTATTCGTCGATACAATATTAGGTATGGACACAAAAGAACTTAACAGCAGTGTAATTTATCTTGACGGAAATAAAGATATTAATTTCCATAATTTTAGTGTATAATTAACTATATGAAAGAATATTCAGCAGAAATACAAAAACTGTTTTTAGAAATGATGATGCAGGACGCAGAAACGTTTGTGCGTGTGCAGAACATTTTCAACGAAGAGAACTTTGATCGAAGTCTGCGTGAAGCGGCCAAGTTTATAAGGGAGCATAGCAGTGAATATAAAACTATGCCCACAAAGGAACAGATACTGGCCCAAACAGGAGTTGAGCTTAAAGAAGTGCCTGACGTTGGCGAAGGACACTATGATTGGTTCATGGCAGAGTTTGAAGGCTTTAGTCGTAGACAAGAACTTGAACGTGCTATCCTCAAAGCGGCAGACATGATTGAGAATGGTGAATATGATCCTGTTGAAAAATTAATCAAGGACGCAGTGCAGATCAGTCTCACCAAGGACATGGGCACAGACTACTTTGAAGATCCTAGAGCAAGGCTCATGAAGATCAAAGACAACAACGGACAAGTCAGCACAGGTTGGCCCACTATGGACAAGCGACTGTTTGGTGGTATGAACAGAGGCGAACTGAACATTTTTGCAGGTGGTAGTGGTAGTGGTAAGAGTTTGTTCATGCAGAACATTGCTATCAACTGGATAAGTCAAGGACTTAACGGTGTGTTCTTAACACTAGAACTTAGTGAAGAACTGTGTGCCATGCGTATGGATGCAATGGTTGCTAATGTTGCAACCAAAGAAATATTCAAGGACCTTGACACACTTGAAATGAAAATACGTATGGTGGGTAAGAAGTCGGGTAACTTGCGCATCAAGTACATGCCAGCACAGAGCAACGTTAATCAGATCCGAGCATACTTGAAAGAACTAGAAGTACAGACAGGAAAAAAAGCAGACTTTATCATGGTGGATTACTTAGACTTGGTTATGCCAGTTAGTGCAAAGGTCAGCCCAAGTGACTTGTTTGTTAAAGACAAGTATGTAAGTGAAGAACTGCGTAACTTGGCACGTGAGTTTGAGATATTGATGATTACAGCATCGCAGTTAAATCGTAGTGCAGTTGAAGAAATAGAATTTGATCACAGCCATATATCAGGTGGTATCAGTAAGATTAACACAGCAGATAATGTGTTTGGTATCTTTACAAGTAGAGCAATGCGTGAACGTGGACGTTATCAGATACAGTTGATGAAAACTAGAAGCAGTAGTGGGGTTGGACAAAAAGTCGACTTGGAGTTTAATTTGGAAAGTTTACGCATTACGGACCCAGGCGAAGAAGGGCAAAGCGAAAGCGGCGGCTTTGGTGGACAAAAGCCAGGCGCTATTATGGATCAAATAAAGAGCACCAGTAGTGTTACGCCAATCGGTCAGCCACAAGAGTCTGCTAAGATAAGTGCTGGGGTAGACAGCACCAAACTAAAACAAATGCTCGCTGGCTTAAAGAGTAAAACTGAATGATCGGTTACTGAAGTAGAAAAATCGTGGAAAATTAACTTATACCGTAACGGACGTCTTGTTTTGTGTGACAAATACTGTAGCTCAACTAACTAAATACTACAAACTTGGAGTAAACTTTGCAAAAGAAAACTCGTAGCATCTTATCAGAGCTTGCAGAAATGCCTGTTACACGTGATCGTGCTAACTTGATAGAAAGTCG